AGACTAACACAAGACCTGCTGACATAACATTGGAGGAGTAAAAATTTAGATGGCTGAGTATAAAGAAATACATGGCACAAAAATTCGGAACTATACGACTAATCCCGATAATCCGATAACGGGAGAGGTGTGGTATAATGATACTGATAACGTATTAAAGTTTCAATATCCTAATACTGCAGGTGCATGGGCTACAGCTAATCCAATGAATACAGGAAGAAATGGTTTAGCGGGTGCAGGTTCATACACATCTGCTGTAGCTTTTGGTGGATACAGAGGTCCTCCGGGTTACGCAAACGAAACAGAAAAATATAATGGAACTAATTGGACTGAAGTTAACAATTTAAACACGGCTAGAACTACACTTGGAGGTAATGGATCAAGTGATTCTGATGCTTTAGCTTACGGTGGAGAAGCAGCAGCACCAACATTTATGAATGGACTTACAGAAACTTGGAATGGAACTAATTGGACAGAAGTAAACGATTTAAATACAGTAAGAAAACAAGTTGGTGGTTTAGGAACTAATAATACAGCAGCACTAGCACTTGGGGGAAGATTAGATCCTGGACCTAGAATAGCAAATGTAGAACAATGGAATGGAACTAATTGGACTGAGGTTAATGATTTAAATCAAACAAAAGGTTCTACAGCTGGATCAGGAACAATAACTTCAGGAATTTGTATTGGTGGAGATATTCCACCATCTACAAATCAAACTGAATTATGGAATGGAACTAATTGGACTGAAGTTAACAATTTAAACACGGCTAGAGAAGATGTGGGTTCAGGTAAAACTAATGCTGACAACACAACTGCATTATGTTTTGGTGGAGATGCCCCACCACAAACAAATAAAACAGAAGAATGGAATGGAACTAATTGGACTGAAGTAGCAGATTTAAATGTTACAAGAACTACGTTAACAGGAATGGGAAATAATTCAAACGGTTTAGCGGTTGGTGGAGAAAATCCAAGTGGCAGATTAGGAGCAACAGAAGAATGGAACGCATCTACTCCAATTGGTGCTTGGGCTACGGGTAATGATATAAATACTGCTAGAAAAGCTTTAGCTGGATCTGGAACTCAAACAGCAGCATTAGCTTTTGGTGGAACACCACCTACAACTGGAAAAACAGAATCTTATGATGGAACTAATTGGACAGAAGTCAATGACATGAATACTGGAAGATATAGATTAGGTGGTTTTGGAACTCAAACTGCATCAATAGCTGTTGGAGGAGATCCTGGAGCACCTGGTTCAGCAAATGAAACAGAGTCTTGGAATGGATCAAATTGGACTGAAGTTAATAATTTAAGTGCTGGTAGAAAAGGTGTATTTGGAGTTGGAAGTTCAACTGCAGGATTAGCTTTTGGTGGTTATACTTCTACAGAAGTATCAAGCACAGAAACTTGGAATGGAACTAACTGGACTGAAGTTAATAATTTAAATACTGCAAGAAGACTTATGGCAGGTTTTGGAACTCAAACATCAGCGTTAGCAGCTGGTGGATTAGATACTCCTCCAAATCATCAAACTGCTAAAACAGAAACATGGAATGGAACTAACTGGACTGAAGTAAACGATTTAAACACGGCTAGAAGATTTTTTGATGGTTCAGGTGCTGATAGTACAAGTGGAATAGTTTTTGGCGGAGGAGCATACCCATCTCCAAGTGCAATGGCTTTAACAGAAGAATGGAATGGAGCAGGTTGGGCAGAAGTTGCAGACTTAAACACTGGAAGAGGTTTACTAGCAGGAGCTGATGTTAGTGTTACTGCTGCATTAGCATTTGGTGGTGAAAATCCATCTGGAACAAGTGTTATAGCTTCAACAGAAGAATGGAGTGGTTCAACAACAGTAACTAAAACGGTAAGTACGGATTAATTATGGCAACATACAAAGAAATACGAGGATCACAAATTGAAGCGGTAGCAACCGATCCATCATATCCTGTTGAAGGACAAGTTTGGTATAATACAACTTCTAATGTTTTAAAAGGTCAAGCGGCTACGGCTGCTGGAGCCTGGTCTAGTGCTCCTGCTTTAAATACAGGAAGACAAGAAATGGGTGGTAATGGTACAACAACATCCGCTTTAGCTTATGGTGGATCAACAGGTTCTTCCTATCAAGTTACAAACACAGAACTTTACAATGGATCTAGTTGGACAGAAGTTAATGATTTAAATCAAGGAAGAAATCATTTTTCTTCTACTGGAGCTAACGCTACGGCGGCATTAGCAATAGCTGGTATGACTTATCCAGGAGGATCTTTATCTCCTGCTATTGTAGAACAATTTAATGGAACTAATTGGACAGAAATAGCTGATTTACCATCTGCACATGCTAATGGTACTGCTTTTGGAACTACATCAGCAGCATTTGCTTTAGCAGCTCAAGACTCTGCAGCAGCGAACGAAGCTGTTGATTATTATAATGGTTCAACTTGGACTGCAGTTAATGATATTAATACAGGTAGAAATAATGCTGCAGCTTGCGGATTATCAACTTCTGCATTATTGGTTTGTGGATTTGCCCCTTCAGTTCCAGGAAGAGTAGCTAACGTAGAATCATTTAATGGAACAAACTGGACGGAAACTACTGATTATCCAACAGCATTAAATGCATTAGAAGCGTCAGGTAGTGCAAGCACATCTGCTATAGCTTTTGGAGGTAATGCACCTGCAGCACAAACTCTAGCGGCAACTTATAATGGATCAAGTTGGACAGTTACTGGATCATTAGCAACAGCAAATGCACAAATGGGTAAATCATCAGGAATTCCTAATACTGCTGCTTTATCTTTTGGTGGAAATGGTCCCCCTACTTATAGAACTCAAACAGAATTATTTACCGGTGCAGGTGCTGGATTAACAAGAACATTTACCGACTCATAAGACTTGTAATATATTTTAGTTAGTATATATAAGAAGAAACTATAAAGGATAAAGCTATGAAAAAAGACGTCAAAGAAGTAATACAAGGTGAAGAACCGCATTTAAATAATTTATTAACACAAGAAGATCTCTCATCATTTAAAGGTATGGTAGACGAGCTTCGTGATACATGGACCAAGAAACAAATGTTTCGAACAGAAACAGAAGCAAGATTTTCCGTACTGCAAGACAATCGTTATCCAACTAAAGCATCAAAGTATTGGCAATGTGTTAGAGAACAATCATCTTACTTAGATAATCTTATGACACTATCTTTTGATTATAGAAGAAACGAAGCAAAGATTAAATGGTTAGAAGGTAAAGTTAAAAAAGAAGAAGATGAATACAAACAAACTAAATATCAAATAGATTTGGATGAATGTAGATTTGCAAAAGCTTCTATGGAAAAAGTTGCAAAGCATAGAATGAGAGAAATTAAGATGTGGTCTAAATTAAAAAAAGAATTTAACGATGGATCGTTTAATGATAAAGACGTTAATCAACACCAGTTAGAATCTTATGGATTGCAATACCATGAGAAAGCAAAAACATTAAATCAAAACTCAAGTGAAGCAGAGATATTTAATGTAATGGGTCAACTACAATCATTACAAAGAATTAAAAAATCTGGTGAATTAGAAAGCAGTTACAAAGAAAGAGAACAACTTGAACAACATGGAAAACCCAAAGTTTGATTTTATATTTTTAGGTCAATCAATTTTAAAATATCAGGTGCCACTAGATATATTTAATTCTATTAATTATATTTATGAATCTAACTTTCACAATTTAGAACCTGCAAATAAACAGTTAGTAGGTAAAATAGAAAAAGAACATTCTTTATTTTATCATGGAGCAGATCAAACTAAGATGAAAAACCATAATATGTTACCAAAAGATGTAACAAATTATTTTATGGAAATGTTTAAACATTACTTAGCATTTAATAAAATAAGAGATTATGATTTACACCTTAATTCTATTTGGGTTAATGAAATGAAACAACATGAATACAATCCCGCACATATACATAGAGGCATGTTATTTACTGGTCTATCCAGTGTTATGATTTTAAAACTACCATCAACATTTGGTAAAGAATATTCAAATGCTGAAATACCACAGAATGGTAGACTACAGATATTAGGTGCAGCTAATGGTCAGTTTGCAAAGATAGATTATCAACCACCTATGGATCTTAGAGATTTTTATATTTTTCCATATGATATGAGACACACAGTATATCCATTTAATGGGACAGATGAAGTAAGACGAACTCTTGCTGCAAACTGTGATGTGCAGTTTGATCCTATAAAAAATAGAGGTGCAGTATAATGGATAAACAATATTTAATTCGAGATGATCATATTGGTATGTTTAAAGATTTTATGCCAAATGAATTAATAGATAACTACATGAATTATTTTAATAATTGTGAAACACAAGGCATTGTGTTTCCTAGAAAAGTAGATGAAACATTTGTTGCTGATCATGCAATCAACACGGTAATGGATGCAACTCACGTTCCTATGACTTATAATAATAAACCTTTTATCGATTTATTTTTTAAAGATGTCTATCCTTTGTATGTTCAAAAATATTCTTATTTAAAAAAATTATCTACTCACAACATACTAGAAGTTAAAATACAAAAAACTAAAATAGGGGAAGGTTATCACACTTGGCATTGCGAAAATGCAGAAATGAAAGCAAGAAATAGAATACTAGCTTTTATGTTATATTTAAATGATGTGACTGAAGGTGGAGAGACAGAATTTTTATATCAAAAGTGTAGGTTCAAACCACAGAAAAATACATTGATGATATGGCCATCACAATTTACACACGTTCATAGAGGCAACCCACCTCTGTCGAATGATAAATATATAATAACGGGATGGGTAGAATACGGATATTAATATGATAACAGAACCACGATGGAAATCTTATATAGTAGAAACTACTCAACCAATCTTTACACCTAAACAATGTCAGATGATTATTGAAGCTGGACGTGCGGAACCTAGAAATGATGCACAAGTTGGAAGTAGCAAAGGAATTAAAGGTGGAACTATAGATACTAAAACTAGAACCTCACATATTAGTTGGATACCATTTAAAAAAATGGCTGACATGTATAAAGACATTGAAAAAATTATGAAAACCACCAATGGTAATCATTTTGGTTTTAATGGAATGACAATTACAGAAATGGCACAATACACAGAATATCCAGAAGGAGGATTTTATGATTGGCATGTAGACAATGATGTGAATATGCAAAACGAACCGCCTGTAAGAAAAATATCTATGACTTGTTTGTTATCACCGGAGAATGAGTTTGAAGGTGGAGATTTAGAATTGATGGCTGAAGGCAAAGTTGCAAAAATAAAACAAGGACACGCAGTATTTTTTGCATCCTTTATAAGACACAGAGTAAAACCTGTTATACGTGGCAACAGAAAATCTTTGGTTATGTGGTTTGGGGGCACACCTTTTAAATGATGATTAAAGCTGCATACTTTCCAACTATTATATATGCTAAAGATGTTAATTTAGATAATAGACTTTTTGAAAAAGAAGTTCTTGCTTGGGCCGATAAAGACAAAGGAGTTAAAAGAACTAATATGAATGGTTGGCATAGCACAACTAACATGCATCAAATACCAGTATTTAAACCTTTGGTAGATGAATTATTTAAAATGCAAAATGAAGTATTTCAAGAAGAGTGGTTAGAGAGTGAAGCTATCATAGGTAATATGTGGGCTAACATAAATCCACCAGGTGGATATAACAGACCACATTTACATCCTAATAGTCATTTTAGTGGTGTGTATTATATTAAAGCACCTAAAAATTCTGGACAGATAGTGTTTAACGAACCAAGATCTTCGGCACATATGGTTATGCCAAGAAGAAAAGAAGGTGAACCACCTTCACATCTATGGAGAGAAGTTAGGGTTGATCCGTTAGAAGGTAGAATAATTATATTTCCTGCATGGCTTTGGCATTGTGTTGAACCAAATTTAAGCAATGAAATAAGAATATCAGTATCGTTTAATTTTTTACAGAAAGGTTTTAATGTTTAGAGATTACAAATATCAAGTAATTAAGAAAGCGTTATCTTATGATATGGCTAATTTTATACTTAATTATTTCTTACTTAAAAGAGATGCTGTAGAGTTTATGTATAAACATAATATAAACTCACAGTCCCCGATGCTTGGAACATGGACCGATCAACAAATACCTAATACTTATTCTTGTTATGGTGACTTTGTAATGGATACATTACTAGTTAAAATGTTGCCTGTAATGAAACAACATACAGGACTAGATTTAATACCTACTTACTCTTACGCTAGAGCATATAAAAAAGGTGATTGTTTACACAGACACAAAGATAGACCTAGTTGTGAAATATCTACCACACTTAACCTTGGTGGAGATCCTTGGCCTATATTTATCGACGGCACAGGGGCAGATAATGTTGTTAATGAAAGACAAAATATTGTAAAACCCAACGCT